TTATGGTATAAGGAGAAGCGACAGTCTGCTCTGCGACAATAATCGTTATTGAAGTCGTAGAGGTGAGCAGAAATGTCTCACCCCCCGAAAGGGAGTAACAAAAAGGATGTACAAAAAATGAGAGCTAGAATCAGTACTCCTACTACTTGGACTGATGTACTAGATGTTAAGTATTCAAACAATCGTTCTGTCATTAATGGTTATGCAAGTACAGAACCAGCATTAGCTGCTGGAACTAGAGGAACAGCTTATGCTTATTCTCAGTTCACTCTTACTGCAGAAACATTGACTATTGATGGTATCCAACAGATGGCTATCTTCATTGATGAGGCTGATAGATATCAGCAGAGTTATGTAAACCAAATGAACATAGCTACTTATCATGGTAAAAAGACAGTTGAAAAGATTGAAACATTAGTATTAGCACAGCATACAAATTGGAAGGACTTCGGTGCTACTGATTTAGCAAATACTGGTGATGATGATACTACTGCAATTACTGTAGCCGCTAATAATATTGATGATATTATCCGAGCTGTTAAGCGTAAGATTTATGCCAATGATGGTGTAGAACTAGCAACAGAAAATGGTATCTTCTTTGTATGGCGTGCAGTTGATTTTGAATTACTTGAAGCATTCGTTCAGGCTAACGGCTTTACAGAAGCTGATATCGGTTTGAAGAATGGTATTGCAGTTCAAAAGGCATTCCGTTATATGGGCGTAGACCATTACCTATCCAATTCTCATACTGCAGGACATGTATTCGCTGGTATTAAGCGAATGGGTGAAATCGGTATCTTAACTGGAACCTATGGTAAAGTTAAATTTATTGAGGACCCACCCATTTCTGTAACCACAAATGCACCTGCATCTGGTTTAGGAATAGTATCTAGGGTTGATTACGGCTTTGACTGGCCCGCTCAACGTGCTGAATTTATGATAGATTTGAATGTTGTATAATTAGCTTAATTAAGTCAAATTATACAGACGCTATTGACAATCTAATACGTGCTAACAATTAAATAATATTGTTCCTACTTGGATAATCAGTTCACGCCGATTTATCTAAGTATGGCGTGAAAACAATAATATATGAAAATATTTACAAAAGAACATAGAGATAATATATCAAGGGCATTGACTGGTAAAAAGCTATCACTAGCACATAGAAAAAAATTAAGTGATATTAAGAAGGGAAAAATACCACCTTGCACTTTTACTAGAAGAAGTTATAAAGGAAGAAATAATCCATTCTTTGGAAAGGAACATACTGAAGAAATAAAAAATATGATAGAGAAAACAATCAATAAAAAGGTTCGCTGTGCTATAGGATTACCAACTAACAGACAGGTTAAACCAAAAACAGCCCAATCAGTATTAGACTTAGTTGCTAATAGTGATTATGAATTTAAAATAATCGTTAGCACTCGTGGTTATAATACTTCTGAAAATAGAAACTATATTGCTACTCAAGCAGTAAATGCTGGTTGTGATTATCTATTCTTTGTTGATGACGATATGATACTTCCATCTGATACCTTAGAGGAGCTGTTACTGTGTGAAAAGGATATAGTCGGTGGAGTTTATAAGACTAAATACGAGGTTCAAGATGATGTAGTAGAATACTTTGATGATAAGCGACCAGAGGGACTATTTAAAGTAAAAGCAATAGGAACTGGTTGTTTACTTATTAAATGTGATGTATTTAAGAAACTACCTCAACCTTGGTTTAAATATGAATGGAATAAAAATGGTTCAGTTAAAAGAAGCCACGACTGGATATTCTGTGAAGACGCTATAAATGCTGGATATGATGTCTGGGCTAACAATACTTTAGAAATAGGACATATAGGTTTACGGACTTATTGATAATTAATATGTTTTGTGATATGGTTAATATATATATTAATTATTAAACACAAAACTATGAAGAAAGGATTTAAACATACAAAAGAAACAAAAGAAAAAATGAGACAAGTTAGGTTAGGTAAAAAACATTCAGAAGAAACTAAAAAAAAGATAGGTAAGGGAAATAAAGGAAAAGTTGTTTCAGAAGATGTAAGAAAGAAAATATCAGAAAATAGTCCTAGATACTGGTTAGGTAAGAAAAGAGATGAAGAATTTTGTAAAAATATTAGTAAAAGAAGTAAGGGAAAACATTATTCGCCAGATACAGAATTTAAGAAAAAAGAAATTAATTGCTACGAGGTGGTTGGTGGAATAAATGAATATAGAAATTTACATAAATGGGTAGTTAAAAATTTAGGAAAGCCAACTAAATGTGAGCATTGTGGTAAAGATAGATTAACTGGAAGACAAATCCACTGGGCTAATATAGACCATAAGTATAAACGAGATTTAAAAGATTGGATTAGATTATGTGTAAAATGCCATTTTAAAAAAGATAGAATATGAAAGTTTTAATTGCCGTGCCTACAAACAGGGGGGTTCAGCCTCAAACGCTACAATGTCTTTTAGACTTAGTTGCTCATGGTGGCTATGAGTTTGAAATATTAATAGCCAGTCATGGTTATACTGTTGCAGAAAATAGAACATTTATAGGTTGTCAGGCTGTTAAGAGTAAGTCAGACTTCTTGCTGTTTATAGATGATGATATGACTTTTGAACCAGACCTGCTTGATACATTAATCGCTAATGATAAGGCAATTTGTGGAACAGCTTACCACTCAAGGGGTAATACAGACACTATGCCTAAGTATGTTGGTAACCAGATAATGGCTCTTGGAATAATAAACAATGAAGAATATATTGACCTTGATAAAACTGATGACCCTATATATAAAGATACTTTTGAATGCTTTGCTGTTGGAACTGGAATAATGTTAATTAAATGTGAAGTATTTAATAAAGTTCAACGACCTTGGTTTAAGTTTGAGTTTCATAGCACTGGACAGGTTTCAATAGGAGAAGATTGGTACTTCTGTCGTGAAGCTAAGAAGTCTGGTTATAAAATATATACAGACCCTAAACCTAAAGTAGGACATCTAGGATATAAAACTTACTAAAACAATATGGAATTATCATCACCAGTTTATGACGGAGGCTTAATAGAGGAAATAACTCGTATCACAGAAGCTCCAGTTACAGTCTATTCAAACAAGGCAAGAATAGCTCGTCTTAATCAAGCCCTTGATAAATACTGGGCTTTAGCATCAGATTCTGCTCCTAGAGGGACATTTGATGATGTAAACAACACAGGAATACCAGTTGAAACACAAAGTTTAGTAGCTGGAACTAACGCCTATAAAATAGGCTCTTTTACTAATGAAGTATTACAGATTCTTAAGTTATCAATATTAGACGAAGATGCAAAGGAAGCTGACATATGTAGAGAGGAATTTAGAGATGTCTATGATTTTAACGAACTATACTCAACCGATACAGAAGATAGGGGAACACCACAATACTGGGCTAAGATGGGAGATTATATCTATCTAAGACCTTGCCCTGATTATGCAGAAGCCGATGGATTAAGAGCTTATGTTAATAGGGAACTATCCAAGTTTGCTTGGGTTACCTGCACAGCGACTGTAGCAACTGATAAGATAAATGCTACTGCTCATGGACTATCAGACAATGACGCTGTTATATTTGAAACTGATGGAACTATAATAGGTGGAATAACTGCTGATACAACAGTTTATTATGTTGTTAATAAGGCAGATGACACCTTTGAAGTATCAACTGTTATTGGTGGCACAAAAGTTACTATAACTGACGCTCAAGCAACAAGTAACCATAAGTTTACAGAAGTATCTAAAATACCTGGTATTCCTGTTATTCATCATGACTACCTTGCAAGACAAGCAAGTTTACCTTTTTTAATAGAAAAGAAGTTACCACAGCTTAGCTCTATTGCTCAATTAATATTGAAAGATGAACATAATGTATCACTCTACTGGCAGAATAGGGGTAAAGAACTAAAAACAATTATAAGACCTAGAAATAGAAATTATAAATAAATGGCAGCACCAAAACCACTAGTAATATCAGCTCCAAGACAAGGGATTAGCCAAAGTCCTCATGTTGGTTTTTCTGATGTTCGTAATTTAGACATATTTACAGTACCAGGTATAGCAAGACTAAATAACCCTTTAACAAGTGTAGGGACTAGTGTTACTGGATTATTTAAATGGATAGTTAGAGACCCAGTTACTCCTGCTAATATATATGCAGTTGATGATTCTGGTGATGTTTTTGTTTCAACTGATAGTGGAGCTTCTTTTGCAGTATTGGGAACACAACCAACTGCTGGTGGAGCTGGACAAGGTTTAGCTATATGGAAAGACTACTTATTCTGTCCTAGAGCGACTGCTATGGACTTATATGGTCCATTATCAGGCTCTCCTGCTTGGCGTAATGGTTGGGCTGGACTTACAATGGACACAGATAGTGCTTGGCACCCTATGCTAGTATCTCGGAATAATGGTGGTCTTTATGGTGGAGCTGGTAGATATATCTTTACAGTATCAGAAGAAGTTGGACAGACTTTTGCTTGGGATAATGCTGCAACATATACAGCAACTGCTCAAGCCTTAGATTTACCAACTGGATATAAAGTTAAATGCTTAGAGGAGCTTGGTAATAACTTAATGATAGGAACTTGGAAAGGAACTACAATAACAGACTTTAGAATAGCTGATATATTTACATGGGATAGAAGTTCAACTACTTATGGACAAACAATATTATTAAATGAGAACGGAGTAAACGCAATGCTAACTTTAGGCAATTCTTTATATGTTTTAGCTGGAGTTGATGGCAAAATGTACCGTTCAGATGGAGTTAGTGCTGTAGTTATTGCTCAAATACCAACAAATGTAGCTAATATTGAGGGTGGTAAGTATTTAGAGCCTTATCCTGGTGCTTTTATAGCTTATAAGGGCAGACCTACATTTGGAGTATCTTCTGGTGGTGCTACTTTTACAGGTGGTATGGGTGTTTATTCTTTACTTCAGACTTCAGGTGGAAGTGTATTGAGTTTTGATCAGACTGTTAGTCCATCAGATGATGGAACTGTTGCTGTTTTAAAGGTTGGTTCTTTACTTTCAACCTCAAGAGATACATTATTGGCTGGTTGGCAGGCTTCAACTAACTATGGAATTGATAAAACAACTACAACAACAAGATATGCAAGTTATGGTGGATATTTTGATAGTCCACTTTATATGGTAGGAACTCCACTTGCTAAGAGAAGTTTTAGAGAGATTGAGTTCCAATTAGCTAAAGAATTGGCAGCAGGAGAAAGTATCAGGGTTAAGTTCAGAGTTAATCTAACAGATAGTTGGACTACAATCGGAACTTATACTCATACAATTTTAGGTGCTGTCGTGTCTTCTCACGATAATACTAATATACCAGCAACAGAACTTTTACAGATAAGAGTAGAGTTAGGAGCAGGAACAAGTAATTTAACAACTCCAGAGTTCAAGACTTTAATACTAAGATAATGGCAATAACACCATCACAAGATAATATAGAAAACAACATAATACCTATTGATTTACAGGTTAGTGATAGTGTTGGAAATAGTGAAGGTATTGGAATGGATGTAGGTTCAACTCCTTCTGCTAATACTGATAACCCTAAACCAGAGAATCCAAACATAATACCTAGTGGAGGTGGAAGTATAGTTAAGGGCTTTTTAAAGACACAGAATTTTAATGCTGGTACTTCTGGTTGGTCAATAGATGGTGAGGGTAATGTAGAGTTTAATGATGGAAACTTTAGAGGAGATGTAACAGGTGCTTCTGGAACTTTTAGTGGTTCAATAACAGCTACATCAGGAACAATCGGTGGTTGGACAATAAATACAGATAAGATTTATCATGATGGAGCAACTGACGCTTTATCTGCTGGTCTAGCTTCAGGTGATTATCCATTTTATGCAGGTAAAAAGTATGCTGACAGAGCAACTGCACCATTTAAGGTAGAGCCAAGTGGAAAGCTAACTTGTAATAATATAGTGGCAACTGGAACTATTAATGCTCAAGCTGGTTATTTATCAGCAGGAGTTTATGTAGATACTGTTAATGGATTAGTATGTGAATCAGAGGGAATAAATGTAGGAACTGCTGGTCATGTTAGAGGTGGACAGACAGATTATAATACTGGAACAGGATTTTGGTTGGGATATGATACTGCTGCTTATAAATTTAGTATAGGCAATAGTGCTGATACCTCAAAACTTCTATTATGGGATGGAACAGATTTAATTGTTAATGGCTCTCCAATATCATTTAATCCTTTTTATGGAGATGGTAATGATGGAGATGTTACAATATCAGGTGCTACAACTCTTACAGCTGATATGTACTATAACAATCTAACTATTAATGATGGAATTACCTTAAATACTGGTGGTTATAGAGTATTTAGTAAAGGAATATTAAACTTAAATACAAGTGGTAAAATAGCAAGGAATGGTAATGATGGAAGTAATGGTATAAATGGAAATAATAGTGATGGTGGATTTCATGCAGCTAAAGCAGGTGGAGCTGGAGGCACAGCAATAGCAGACGCTTTTTTTAAAGGAGCGATAGCTGGAGAAACTGGGGCAGGTGGTAATAATACGGACACTGGTACTGGTTCAAGAAATGCAAATGTAGGTGCTAATGGCACGGCGACTACTACTTCTATGGGAGTTGATGGAACAGCAGGTGGTAATGCTGGTGGTGGTGGAGCAGGTGGTGCTGGAGCAGGTGGTGCAGACGCAAATGGAGGAACAGCAGGAACAGTAACATTAACAACCACACCTGCAAGAAACTATGTACTTGCGGTTAATATGCTAGACTTTTCTGGAGCAGGTTATGTAAAAATTACAAGTTCAGCTTCTAGTGGTTCTGGTGCAGGTGGTGGCTCTGGAGTTGGTGATGGTGGTTATGCGGCTAGTGGAGGCTCTGGTGCAGGTTCTGGTGGCTCTGGAGCAATAGTATTTGTAGCAGCTAGATTTATTATAGGAAGTGGAGATATAGAATCAGTTGGTGGAGCTGGTGGAGATGGTGGAGATGGTGGAGATGGACAATTAAATAGAGGTGCAGGTGGTGCTGGTGGCGGAGCTGCGGGTGGTTCAGGCGGTGTATGTGTAGTAGTTTATACAAATAAAGCTGCTACAATTACAAGCAGTGTAGCAGGTGGAGCTGGAGGTACGGCTGGGACTGCTGGAACTAATGGTGGAGGAACTTCTGGAGATGGAAATACTGGAACTGATGGCACAGCAGGTTTAACAGGAACATTAATTGAATTACAAGTATGAGAAAGACAATCGTTTATAGAAAAAAGGATAAGAAGATAACTATGGTATGCGATAGTAGTATTACTATTAATGATAGACTTGTTAAAAAAGAAATTAATATAACACCAATTAAGTGGAAAGAGTTAAAGAATAAAAGTGCTAGAGCATATTATGATAGAGGAATAAAATATAGAAGATTACCAGAAGATGATTTAGCAGATAAGAAAAAGGCTATTATAGATAAGCTAAAGGATAAAGATACAACACTTGATGATTTAAAGACTGAAATAATAAAATTAATAAATATATAATATGCCTGAACAATACAGATTATTTGATAATCCTGCCTATGGTAATGTAAAATCCCAAACAGTTGATATTAACGTACCTTCTGAAGGGGAGTATTTTATAAATAAAGCTGGTGGTCAAAATCAATTATATCAAAGACGTGGTAATGAGTTAGTTGGACTTGGTTATACCCCTCCTGCGTTTACTGGTGGACCTGGTGGTGAAAGGGACTGGCAAGGTAGAACTATTGGTTCATTTCAAAACGAAGCTACTTCATCTGCTATTAGTAAACTTGGACTTGGAGAATTAATGGAGTTTAGAAGTCCAGATATGACAGATTGGATGAAAGGAGCTGGTATTACAAAGAGAACCATACAAGATTTTAATGAGTTTTCTAGTGGTGCTGTAAACCCAACATCACAATTTAATCAGAATATAACTTACGGAGAATCAAATAAACCAAGAATAGAGATACCACAGGGGGGTAAATGGATTGACCCTACAACAGGACAGCCAACTGCTGCGGGTGTTGGTATTCCTGAATCTACTAGTAGAACCAATCAACAATCATCAGGACTTGGAACTCATATACTAAATGAGGCAGATTTAGAATCTAAAAGACAGGTATTAAGAGGTGCTGGTGTCAAAGAAGCAGACTTTAAAAACTTTATCAGTTTGCCTGGCGAAGACCCTAATAACCCAGATAAACTATTCTTTAGAGAGCCAATAACCCTTAATGGACCAAATGGACAAACCAAGACAGTACCTGCTGGTTCAGTAGAAGCTAACGGACTACTTGCAAATAATTGGACTACTGGACAACAAGTTGGAAGTGATGTTACTTCTGGTATGTTAGCTGGACAATCAGAGATTAACTTACCTAGTGGCTTATCAGGTATAGGTGGCAGTAATGCTAGTCAATTATCTGCTGGTGCTGCTTCAACATCTAAATCTGTAGATGAAGCAATTAAAAGATACCAAGACTTATTAACAGCACCTGAAACAGCTGATTCAAGGGAATTAGATAATCTTCGTGGTTTACTTGGAGAAAGTATTGAAGGCTTAGAGGGTAGAGGTGCTGCACAATTAAGTGAAGAAGAAAGGCGTGGCATTGAAGAAAAAACAAATCAATTAGCCTCGCAGAATACTCAATTAAAAGCTAAATTAGCTGAAATACAAGCATTAGAATCTTCTTTTCAGTTAGAAAACCAAAGAGAAGAAGGCAGACCACAGACACTCTCAAGCCTTAGAGGACAACAAGCTCAGAATTATAAGATGTATATAGCTCAAAAGAATCTATTAACATCAGAAGCTGGTTACATACAGGCTGAAATGCTTGGCTTACAAGGAGAAGTTCAGGCAGCACAAAACGCTGCTAACAGAGCAGTTGGTCTTGAATATGCTGATAGAGAATCAAGATATAATAGTTTACTAGCTCAAACTCAAATGCTAGAAAAACAAGTTGAAGGTGATGAAGCTAAATATACTCAAGCTGTATCTATGTATCTACAAGACCAGCAAGATGCTTTAGCTGAAGAAAAAGATATGAAGAAAGCTCAAATAGAAGCTAAAATAGATGCTATGAAAGCTCCAACTACTAAAACAGTTAATGGAAGTTTATATGAATGGAACTCAACAACTGGTGATTGGGATTTAGCTATTGCTAAAACAGCAACTGGAGATGGAAGTTCAAAACCAAAAACCATAACACTTGATGAAGCAATAAAATTGGGTGATTTATCATTAGCTGGTAAAACCTATGATTCTTTACAGGGAGTAGATTTACCAAATGATGACTTATCTGATGATGCAATTGGAAATATACTTGGTACTGCCGTAGATGATGATGGATACTTAGACACATCTAAGATACCATCTGATATAAGAACTGAAGTAATCAGTAGAGCTACCGACTTGGGTTTGTTTGATGAAACAGAAGAAGAAACAAAAGGTTGGCTTGAATCAGCTTGGGATTGGGCAACGAACAGTTAGAACAAAATTTATAATATGGCACTTAGAATAAATTTATCAAAACTGAATAGATTAAAAAAAGAACCAAGTAAAAGTGGTAGTGTTTATAATCCGTACTTAGATGCGTTTAAACAAATACAAAGCCAACCAAAAATTAAATTAACCCCTAAACAAACAATTGATTTAGGGGCTGGACCATTATCACCAAGAGCAGCAGAAAGAGAGGTTATAAAAAAAGTAAGCGTTGCTCCACCAGAGCAAGAGCCTACTATTAGAGTTGCTGAGAAAAAGGAAACTCC